GCAAATCTGCCATTAACGATTCTCTTCGTTGAACGCATTGACGATGTTAGCAAGAATGATTGAATCAGGATTTGCCATAAACATAGCACGTGCTAGCACTGCTGTTTGGTCAATTGCGTCAACTGGAGTCTGCTGTGCGCCACTTCCACGTCCTGGACCGCCTTCAGCACCATCAGAAAGAGGTGCTTCATTGCCTTGAGCAAATGCGTCTGGAGTTGGAAGTAAAGCAGCAAGTGGATTCATGCCCGTTGCTGTTGCTTCAGGTGTATCCATTGGCGCTCCGCTAGCAAGTTCTTGATTTCTCGCACGTTCACCGTATGAACCACCAGAAGCCTCTGCGATATTTCTACCTTCGCGTTGAATCTTCTTTACGTTTCCGAGGTCATCTCTACGAGCAAACCGTCCTGGTCCTCCAGGTACATCTTGCATTGACATATTTAGTCCTCATCTTCGTCGTCTTCAAATGGTTTAACTTCTGGATTCTTAGGGTCAACTATCCAATCAGGATAACTTGTCCTGTCCATAGCAAATGCTAAAGCAGTACTTTCATCCATTCCTGCTTTGCGTAACGAATCATAAACTTCTTTTGTGGCAATAGCCCAAAAATCTAATTTAGTTAAGATTGGTTCTTTGATTGTCTTAGGACGTCGTGTTGATTTCTTTACGACCTTCTTGACTGGTTTCTTCTTTGTTGCCACATTATCCCCCTAAGCCTGCCAATATGCTTGCTAAATCTGGTGCTTGTTGTGGGACCCCACCAGAAGGTTGTCCAGGAGCGACTGGGGACGGGGTAGCCTCAACTGGTCCTTGTGTGCCTGGCGGGGTCATCTCTGCCTGCGCAGGTTGCTCGGGTGTGAACACGGCAAGCGCAGCAGCCTCGATAGTGTCCCCATTGCGACGACGTTCAATAACGTCTGCAATTTTCTGAATAAGCGCAGATGGGTCTTGCCCCTGTGCAGCCATGGCAGGTATTGCTTGCGCTGTGGCTGTTACAGCAGCAGACAGATTGCTGCGCATCTTTTCGATTTCAATTCGTTGTTCTTCGAGCGATACGTTTACGCTCCATGGAAGTTCACGACGAATGAAATCCTTAGATACCAAATCGGCTCCAAGTGCCTGAAGAGAGAAAATCAAGGCTCGCGATGGGTCAAGTCCTGCCATCAAACCGTAACGTACTTCGATAGAAGTGTCACCTTTGATGTCTTTGCTTGGTTTGTACTTTAACTCGTACGGCGTACCCTGTGCGATACCCTTGACGCTCTTTTCTTTATCGAAAAGGAGTTCATCCATTTCGAAACATGTTGCGACAACATCTTCAAACACTTCGGTCAGGATTGTCTGTCCTGCCTTGATTTGAGAGTCGAATGCACCAAGCAATGCTTGTACGCCTTGACCAGTGATGATTGAAGCATCAATGGTTCCTGTACGTCCTTCAGGATAACGTGCACCCAAGCGAAGTTCGCTCTGGAGTGCAGCCTGTTCCTGAAACGCTGCTGCTGGTACATCTAGTCTAACGCGACCTACGCCTGCTGGCTGTGCTGTGCGGATAATCGCATCAGGACCCATTGGCATGTCGACGACATCTGTTGGAACAACAAGAGGAGCCTGGATAGACTTCTCTGCTGCCTCCATTGCAAGGTTGGCAAAACGTGCACGTGCTAGTTGTACATACAGTACATCGTCAAATTGTCCACGTGTTTCTTCATCAAGTGAAGGACGTCGTGCTACAAAAACATTCATCTTGCCAAGAGGGTTTGCCGCGTAGTTAAGAACGAGGTTGCCTCTGTCTGGCAAGAACAATACAGTTACATTCGCATCACTATAGCGAATCATCTCGACCTTCATGCTGGTGTCTTGATTGAAACCATCGCGACCAAGCAAGATAGGTGCGTACTCTGGGTAATCTACTGCTAGTTCACCAAGAGTCTTGAAGTAACGCTTTGCGTATGCTACGCAACGACCAAATCTATCAAACTCTGGGTAACCACCCATTGGGTCTTCAACACGGATACGTGGAAGGTTAGAATCAAAATCAGGTTCTACATAGACAGGCAAGAAGCCGTATGAGAAATACCAGTCAGCACCCCAGTACATCTGTGACTGTAGGCGTGAATTGTAAACATAGTTGTTGGCAATCAAGGTGCGCTTATCAGCAAAAGCACGAGCGCGGTCATTATTGACATTGCTTGTAGCGCAGTTAAATGATGGAAGTGGTGCTAGAACCTCAGCCAAGTCGCGTGCTGCGACATCAACGAAGTTAGCCACCATGGGCTTGTCCATGCCTTCAGGGAACAAGTCAGGATAAATCTGACCCATATCACCTTTGCGTACAGCAAGGATATCCTGCATTCGTGCATCGCGGGCGCCATTGCGAATCTTGAGATTCTCAACCCGCCTTGCAATCGTTTGGATATCTAATTCCATCATAGTCCTATTCGTACACTGAGAACTCGTAGTCGTTTACGTTCATCACGTAACGCTGTTCGAGTTGTTTTCTTGTAGCCCATCTGTTTACAACGTGACTCTGGTTAAAGTTGTTACTGCCAATGATTTCCCTGGCGCGTAGTTC